AACAAAGCGTTCAAGCCGGGGAGTAATTCTTTGAGCAGTTGTGCGCGTGAAATAGCCATGATTTAGCTCCTTAGATGCCAACGGCGTTAGTGAAAGCGGAAGCGCCGGGATTGAACTTCACGAACACTTCCGTGTATGTGTCGGTCAATGGAGAAGCGAAACCGATAATCTTGAACGCAGCGGCAGTAGTAACTACTGTGCTTTCCAAGGCGCTGGTAGAGTTACCTGTACGGGTGTTACCTGTAGAAGTAGACTGAACAGCGGCAAAGAAAGTGTTTGCGCCAAGAGCGGCTTGAGTTACTTGACCATCCAATTGAGCTTGGAATGTCACGTTAGGATCAGTGATAACGTATGCAGTTACCACGCCGGTTGTGCCGGAAGGGTAGTACTGACCGTAAATCTGCTGACCTTGTGCGTTGATGTAAGATGCACCAACAAACACGCCCCAAGCACCAATACTAGAGCCACCAAGGTTATTGGTAGTCAAGTCTGCGCCGGTAGCGGTAGACAAAGCAATATAACCGTCTGCGTCGATAAGAACTACTTGACCATAAAACAAGTTGGTTCCAGCGCCACTGGTTGGGTTAATCAAAAACTGACTTGTAGCGCCAGCATAAGGCATGCCGTCGTTACGATTGATGGGACGTAGCCCATAGGGAGCATTGGTAGTAGACATTTAAGCCTCCAAAAAAATTTAGATACCTTTTCCGAAAGTGACCGTGGACTTACGTTCTTTGAACATAGGCATCCGCGGATCATTCTCGCGCATGTATGTGTTGTCAACCGATTGCATCTGCGCATCCGCTTGTTGGCGATAATACGCATTACGCTGCTCAGTAAACTCCACAGGTGTTTTGCAAAGCAATAAACCACCTACCTCAATACTGTCTGGAAATTTTGCAGCAGCAGAATTAAACAGACGAATCTCGGGATGATCAGATGCTTTAACGGGTTCCCAACCCTCGGCAAGCTTGGAGGAATAGTTTGTGGCGTCATCTTTTCCTTGCGACGCAATTCTGATCCAGCGAAACGCATAACCCTCTTCCGGCTTCGGATCGGGTAGAAGTTTGGGGGGCATCCATTGTTTTGGACGCTCCGCCTTTTCGCGGGTTTCAAGTTCGCGTGGTGCGCGGTTAGTTTTTTCCATTTTCATTTCCTCATTTCTTCAGCAACTTTGCGAGCGTACAGTTCCAATGGAACCCCCAATCGCTTAGCGATATTCACCTGGGTCTGCGTAAGCACGATCTTTTTAGGCGCTGTGCTACGGGTTGCAGGTGCAACGATGTTGGATCTATTTCGTTGAGGTTTCGCATCAACGGACTCATCGGCTCCAAACTGATCCGAGAATCTATCCCTAATGTCAGCGTCGATACGTCGATAGTATTCTTCGCTGCCAGCGGGTATTCCTTCGCCTACCAAATCTTCATGCAACCCAAGGGCATATGAAGTCATCCGTTTGTTGGGTCCAAACCACTGGTTCTTTTCAGTCCAAGCAAGTAGTCTGTCATCAATCGGTGCAGGTCTAGTAGGCTGCGGTTGCATTTGTACAGGAGTTTCTGTTTCCTGTAAAGGGGTAGGCCTAAAATTATTTACCTTATCTGCTTTCATCTTGGCGCTAGTTAATGCTTCTTGCGCATTTACCAGGGCTTCGGAATCACCAGACTCATAAGCCAGCTTGTATTGGCGTTTGGCGGCTTCCACCTCATTTGCCACTACTTTTTTAGCTTGCTCAATCAATGCCGTTTGGTTTTGATTGACCGAACCCTTGAGCTTTTTGTTCTCTTCGGCCAGGGCTTGAGCAAAACGCAAAGCTTCATCTTTTTCCCGTTCGGCGGATTCTTTGGCCCGGCGCTCTTCGTGATAACCTTTTGTGAAATGCTTGATGCGCTTCTGGACGCCTTCGTCGTATTTAGTCAGCTCATCGTCAGCAAATTCTTTGGGCGGTTCAGACATAGGGGTACGGCCACGGTCTGCTGGCGGCGTATCGTCTATAACTTCTATCTCTGGGCCCTCTTCCGGCTCCACTACTTTGCCACCTTTGCGGGCGTTAACTTCCACTTCATCGGGAAATTCAAATTCTGTTTTTTCAATTTCAGCCATGATCTACTCCTTAATTGGGGCGTTGGATACCACGAGGGTCTTGCACAACCGCCTGGACGGAATCATCATTAATCAGGCGCCATTCGGTGCCGTGAATCTTCATACGGGTTCCAGTGTTAGGACGTACTAACACAAAGTCACCCACTTTGCAGGACGGGCCAGAAGGGAATCGGGCTTTATCTGCAAAAGCATCAGGGCCAATCTTGGCAACAAACAACACGGGGGAGAGAAGCTCCTCGTGATGCATAGCTGTGGCAGATTTTAAAATCCCTGTTTCACTAAACTCTTCTTCTGCCTTTGGCAACATACACAATATATGGTATGTAGCCGGGTCCGGCACCTGCTTGGCCTTCTCTTCCGTGGATGTATTTAGCAATCCAGAAAGATCTACGGCTTTCACATCAAATTCAGTCATCGTCATAATCCTTAATTTTTCGCACAAGGTCAGCAATTTCCATCTGTGCGGTTTGCAGACCTCGGATAGTTCCGCACAGTTCTTTGTAATGCTCGTGGGATTTAGCTCCACCAGCACTAACAACATCGACCAACTGCTGGACTTGCTCGTTCAGCTTGCCGTTCAAGATATCAAGCAGTTTGTGATCCATCATTCACCTTTCCCGCCCTGACGGGCTTGCAGTATTTTTTGCAACATTTCCATTTGATGCTGCTGGTCGTTTTGACCCATGGACTGTTGAGCCTGCGCTTGTTGTTGCTGCATGGCCATTTGCTGGCTGGCAACTTCTAACGCATGCAGCTCTTGAGCCTGCATGATTTCTTGCTGGGTACGCATCGCCGCCATTTCGGGGTCTTCGCCCATCTTGGCTGCACCTTCGCGCGCTTTGAGCGCCAGCTCTTCTGCTTTGATTTGCAGATCGCCTTTGACTTTGAGCAGCTTGGTTTCCGCATCTTGTTTGCGAATAGCCAACTCTGCTTGTTGCATTTGGACCACTGGGTCCTGAGCCATTTGCTGAGCTTGCTGCTGCTGAACCTGGCCTTTGCTTTGAGCCAACAATTGAGTCGCAGCTTGAGCCACCAGGCGGGATAGCATCAATTCTGATTCTTCTGGCAAATCTGAATCTGGCGCCGGCATTGGAACACCCAGCTGCTCTTCCACTCTCTTGCGGTAAGCGTAGGCCAAGTGTTCTGCAATGTGCGCCTGGATTTCGGCCATCATCTTCTGGGCTTGTGGGTTCTGACCAATCTGCGCCATCAAGAGTGGGTCCTGCATCATTGAAGTGTGAACAGCAATGTGTGCGTCGTGGTCCTGGTAGATGAAAGCTTTTGTAGGTTCGCCATTCAAGAAGGCCATGTTCTCGCTCACTGGGTCGCGCGGCTTCATGTCGTCTTCCACTGGTACTAACTTGTCAGCATTCTTAATGCCCAGCACTTCAATCATCTGTCTATGCAAAACTGGCAAGTTGTAAATCTGGGGAGCTTGCTGCGCCAGCTGGATAACAGCCTGGTACTGCATGATCCGCTGGGCCATCGTAGAACTATTGGGATCAGACACGGGAATAACATCCACCATGTCGTAATCTTCCCGCTTGGCCATGCGGTCGCCGCTCGATGGGTCAAACTCATATTCACCCGGCGTGTTGTCGCGGATGATGATACGTAGCAGTTTAAATTCCTGCTTCATTGAATAGTGAACGCGCGCCTGGACAGCAGACATGTTCTTGAGCTGGCGCTCTAGCAGCGCTAAAGTCGTACCAACTGGGGCGTTAGCCGACATATCGGACACTTGCATATCCGCAATCGAGCCTAAACGTCTGCCCTCTTGGGTGATTTTGTCGAGCAATGCAGACAAAACCTGGCTCGGTTCTTTGTACGGCAACGTCATAATGTTGTCGCGTACAGTGCCAGAAGGCACATCTACGTCCCTAAATTCGCCAGGATTAATGGGTGTATCGTCACCTTTTATGCGTAATCCGCGGGATTTCAAGCCTCCAGGCAGATTAGAAAGCGTACCAGCGTCCACTAATTGGCGCAAAATGGACGTTCCAGCCCGTGCATAGCCACCAATTAGGTGAATTAAACCCAATCCATACGCGCCAAAACCAGGAACATACGTATATTGGACGAAATGCTGGCGCTTTAACTTGCGGGTATCGTCTTCGGACCAGTTTCTACGGATAGAAAGCACCTCTGTCGTACCGCGGTCAATGGTAATCACGTAAGGTAGAGCGATTCCGTCTTCATCTTCGTACCCTGGCAGGTCATAATCAATATGAACTTCCAAAATCTGGTACCGGTCGTCGTCCGTCAGGCTATATCCCTGGTCTTCGGCCTTCTTTTTCTCTACATCTGTATGAATACTGACGGGCTCACCCAGTTCTACGTCACGATAGAAGCCAGAAACCTGTAATTTCTTAATATCATTCTTTGTTTTACGCATTACGTGGGTCACACGCTCTGCATTGATGACGCTAGAGGCGCCATAGGGAATAATAAAATCTTCAGCAGGGATAAAAATAGCTACTTGACGCTGATACGACGGGTCAAAGTACACCTTTTTAAACGCAGCGCCAGCTAAACCCAATGAATAAAGCATTCTTTCATGCTCGGGTCTATATTCAGGCATCGCTTCTGTGAGCTGATAGTTCATATCTTCCCGAACCCGCTCGGCCGCGTCTTCTTTTAGCTTGTCAATCGCTCCGATGATTTCCGTTTTAACGGGACCTTGAGCTGGAAACGTTTCCAAAATAGTTTCGGACTGGAACCGTACGGCAGCTTCGGTCAGGATAGTAGAGAAAACACCGCATGCACCATTCCACGGCTCGGTTCTTTCTTCGTATTTCATGCCCAGGACATCTAGTCCTTTGACATACATTTCCACCCACTCTTTGCGGGAGTTAATGTCCGAATCCACCATCTCAATGATGTCGCTGGCAATGCTAGCTAACGTACCTTCGTCAATAACTTCGGCCAGGTTCTCATCAAATGATTCTTCTTCTGGCTCTTCCAGCATGTCAATGACTATGCCGTCCATTCCAATCTTCAACCCTTCAGGGTTTTCAATTTCAATTTCAATATCTGGTCCTACTTCTTCGACTGCCAGTGCATCCAACCCAAGAGGCGCTGGGTTTATTGATGGAACCATATTAGTAGCCATTATTCAATCCTTAATAGTAAACCGCTTTGCGGCGAAAGCTCTGCAGCTCTTCACGTTCGTCAGAATCTAAACGTAAAAACCCACCCTGCCTGAATCTTATCAGCGCTTGGGTACTTGAGTCCACCAAATCATCATGCTCGCCATTGGGAAACGCAGCCATCTGCTCAATCACTTCACTGGCCCATCTTGTCTCAGGCGCCCATACTTTGCCAGATCTAAACAAATCAGTCACCGAATTCAAGCGCACAAATTTATCATTACCTCGACTAGGAGTGTATTCACTTACCAACAAACCCATAGACCGAAGCTCAAACACAAGCGGCGCCCCAGCGGCTTTCGCCTCAATGATACAGGCGTCCGGCTCCCACTCCCTGTAGCTGGCCATCGCTTTTTCTTTTAATTCCGGGAATTCCATTCGTTTCTGAAACGCATCGAGCAAAATCACATTCACATCACTGGGGTCGTCGTTCATATGGAAAACACCCCAGGTCGTACAGGCCGAATAGTCCGAACGCTCATTCTTCGTAAACGCGGTGTCCCAGCTCTGAATGATAAATTCACATCTAGGTGGATCTTCTGGCTCCCACATCTTCCACCACTCTCGCTTCACTAGCGCACCCTCTTCGCCCGTCGGCGCTTGTTG